TTGTGAAAGGCACAAACTTCTTTTGTTGTTCAGGTGATAACCTGTCAAAGAAATCATAATCCTTTTTATCCAATGCTGCAAGGACCTCAAACAAGTCTAAATCTTGTTTGTCAAACTTTTCATCAACTGGGACTGCTGCTTTTCTTGTTGCCATAATTAAAAACTTTGCCCGTAATCCACTATTTCGCAATTACGACTAATCTCTTTTACAAAATAAACACATTCGGGTTTAGGACCATCATTCAGTGGTACACATAAGAATTGTCCATTACGTAATCGCGGAGCATACCATGTTACATCGTGATAGATATCTACAATCTCAATGGGTAGAAATGTAGGACTAAAACTAGTTAGGGGATTAAACTCAAATGCATTAAATCCTCTGTCATTTATACTTGTTAAGGGCAATGTTTCTAAATCACCATGCTCTTTTTCACCAATCAATATCTGCCAGTCCACTGGCATCTTAATTGTATGCTTACCAATCTTTAATACAAGTGCCGGAGCATTAAAACTTTCTAAAAAGATTAATGGGATATAATGATAATCTACATTTGAAGGATTTGAATTGTCTAGAATAGCGAATCTAAGGTCTTCCACTTCTTCGGGTATCATTTCTAAATTGTAGCGGGTATTTGTGTCTAGTGTTAGTATAAACATGATTTTTCTCCGATAAGATAAATACTACCGCAAGCTATCATTATTAATAGGGTTGTCATAAGTATTCTAAGTGTTATTTTAACATAAATCAGTAGAGATGTCAACCTTAAAAAGTCTCGGTTGAAATACAATCAATCATATTTTTCTTTTCTCACATCAAATTCATATCCGGCTTCTTTGTAAAATGCTTTTCGTGCTGTCAAGTGACGCTTGGAGAACTTGCACGATGAAGTAATATCAGTTATTTGGACAAATGATTTATCAGGGGCCATTCGCAAACCTCGTCCAATGCTCTGTATGGTGCGTATAAAACTCTTTCCCGGTTCAATTAATACTACATTAAATAAGCGAGGAATATTAATACCAACTGCTGCAATTTGATATGTGGCAATAATAATTTTATTAGTACTCGTGGCAACTTCCTGATACTCAACCGCTCTTGCCTTTGTTTTTGTTCCGCCACTAACAAATACGGTGCTGTCCGGAGATATATCATTTAGTGCATCACACAATGCGGTGCCAGCAGCAATGCGATCAACTAACACCAATGTATTTCCGCTGTTGTTTGCAGAGTGTATTAGGTGTGCCAATTTGCTAATGCGCTTTGGGTCACCTAACAAAAATTTCAATTCGTCTTGGTATGTTTTGTAATCAGAGGTGTCCGCTAACTGAATGATATTCACATGACATTTAGCCAATAAACCCATTTCTTGTAACTCAGTAGCAGCTAATTTATGTACGACTTCACCTACACTAACCTTCAACGATATTCCGTCCATATCACTTTTGGGTAATGTTCCGGTTAATCCCCAACGAATAGGTATTGTAGCCATTACTGTTGTTAGCATAGTCTTAAGAGCATCCGCTTTAATTCCATGGCACTCGTCAACTATCACACAAACAACACCCTCCAGGAACTCTTGGATAGTTACTTCCGCATCTTCCTTTGCAGAATTTTTTACTAATGCATGTAAACTTTGCCAGGTGCAGATAGTATGAGTTTTACCTAAATCTTTTTTACCACCGTAGAATACCCCAACATCTAACCCTACATTTTCATAATCCTCGGAAGTCTGTTTAACTAGATCAGTGTTTGGAACTACTACGATACTACGACCGTACTTTTCAACCCGATAACTAAGTGCAGCCGTAACCATTGTTTTCCCGCTACCAGTTGCGGCGACCACTAAACTTTGCGGGTTGCTAAGAAAGTTGTTACATACTACAACTTGGTGATTACGCAACATGATCGGAGTACCCGCTAATAGATGACCTTCGGGCCAATTTTTATGTTTGAATGTTTCCTCGGACACTTCTGCAAACTTAAACGTTGTACTATATGTACGCAGGTCCTCTAGTTCAATATCATAGTCTCGGCTATCAATGAAGGGTAGTATTTCAGGTAATAGATTGACATAGCTACTGCCACCTAAACTGAAAAAACTTACCTTACCATTCCATCTACCAAGACGTACAGCGGGAAGATATCGTGCACCAGGCACATCGTACTCAAACATCTTAACTAGTGCTTTGCGTTCAGTTAGTTCAAGTCCTGTAATTTTTACATTTACTTCGTCGGTGACGATTATTTTACATTGTTTCATATTAGTACTTAGTATAGCATAGTTGCTTATGCAATTGCAACTACAATGGAAATAAGGGACCCAAGTCCCTTATTGCTTCAAGAACAACTACCCACCGCCCTTAAGCAAAAACTTGTTAGAAATTGCCTTGAAGCTCACTTGCCGTTCGTTGCACTTGTAAACAACACCTTCACGTTCTGGACCAGAAATGTCACCCATTACACTCTTGGCTTCTGCCATCTGTAGCAGATCAGCCACAGTCTCGTTAGTAAGCATAAAGTCTGTCTTGAACACAGGAACATGCTTGATATCCCATACCTTGCAGTATGCTACACGTTCAGCAGGAGTGAAGTAACGACCAGCATCAATGTCATAGATATCATATACGTAAAACTCTTGATCACGCATCTTGTAAATATTACCTTGAATGCCGTTACCAACTAGTTCACCTTGGATAGCAAGATTGCTAAGTGATTGAATCAGCTTTACATCAATTTCATTCTTGTAAGCAGTTGCCCACAGTGAATTGTCCTTGTTCGGCTTGAGATCCAAGTTACGTGAACAAACACCAACTTCACCGTCAATGATGTAAACAGTCATTGAAGACCCATCTAGCTTTTCAGTCACTTCCCAAGTTAGCTTTTCAGCCTTCCATTCTTCCAACTCAGTTGACAAGTTTTGAATACGCTCTTGATCAGTCTTTGGAATACGTGAAGGGAACATGCCCTTGACTTCACCTGCAAGTGATGCGGGGATTGGTGCTTCGTACTTGACAATGCCAAGTGCTTCGGATACGTCATCACCTTCTTCAACTTGGAATCGTGTACCGTCGATGTAAATCAGATTCTCAACCGTAGCAATTGGCAACAACAGACCTTGGCTCAATTGTCCACGCAACTTTACAGTACGCAGCCGTTCGCCTTTGACTTCATTGTATACGTGAGGGAAGTTTCCCCTTGATAGAAATGGTGCTACCTCATGTGGAATCCAAGAGTCAATTTCACAATATACTGCCAGATCACCAGCAGTGTATTCATCCTTCTTTACCACGCAGGTCCATCCACCTACGATAGCACATTCAATTGCATCAGCACCCACGATGGGACGCAGTGCATCAATCTTTCTAATAGTTGCCATCTTACGCATTTTTATTTCCTTAAGTACTTAAGGGACTTATTGACATTGCCCTTATAAACAGTGAGGGAGTTAACCCTTCTTCATGCAAGTTGCTTTAGCAAGTTCGCGCCAGTTAGCACTAATCTTAACTAAGTCAGCAACCTTCAAACACATACGCAAGGACACCTCACGTAATTTAGTATGATTGTCCCAAATGAATGACATGATTTCATCCGTTTGCTCTTGAGTAAAATCATAGTCAGCAAACAGACCGCCATCAGCATCACGATGCACTTGTTTGATACGCAACATTTTGTCACGTTCACTATCAACTGTCAGGTCCAGAAAGTGACACCGACTTTGCAGTGCATCTAAGTGAGGCTGCATCTTGCCAGCTTTTTTATCAGCAAACGATTTGTTTGTGATAAAGATAACTGAGCCATTGAAGTTGAAAGAATTTGGGATACCTTCTTCACGCAAAGTACGTGAATCTTTATTCCACGAAATTCTACGTGTCTTGCCCGAATCAAGCGCACCTTTCAATACGTTGATAGCATCTTGATCGTCCCAGATATCACAGTCATCAAACACAAGAACATTCTTAGCATCACTAAATTTGTACAACTTAGCGAACAAGCCGATACCCGACATAGCACCCTTAACAACTTCAAAGCGAATTTTTTTGCTAGCAAGCCTGTCAAACATACTTGCTTTTTCCATTTGCAAGTTTACACCATGTGACTTACCAATACCTGCAGGACCTGTAACAATCATTGCACGAATGTCACCACTGATACATGCCTTAGACATTTCATCAAGTACTGCAAAACGTGTTGCAATACGATTCATTGCCTCTTCTTCAGTTTCTGAGGGCACTTCTGCCTTTGCATTGAATTCTACAATATTCTCTACTACTTCACCGTTCATAAATTGAATATTTTCAATGCTTTCAACATTGACACGGACCTGAGGGCCACCTACAGCAAATTGACCGTCATTTTTAACAGTAACGAATCCACCCTTTTTACCAACTTGATAACCCTTGACTAGTGTAAACACTTCACCAGCAACGGGGTTATTGCGATAAGAGCCAGAGAGAATACGAATTGTTGACATAGATAAATTCCTTTAATTAACTGAATAAGAGTGTATTATATACCCAAAACCATTTAATGTCAATAGTTAGTGAACCCTAGATTGTACATAGCACTACGAAATGGTTCCGGGCTTGTAAGATCGGCCCAGAAATAAACCTCAGTACGGACCGTGTCGTTGCAATTGAATTCAAACATTTCATAAATTTGATCATTTGTGGACACCTCACATTGCTGGATGAATTGTGCAAGAGTAGTAATCATTTTGATTCCTTTATTAACTGAACAAGATTGTATTATACACCCAATACCATTTATTGTCAAGTATTGGGTGTATGCTGTTTTACTTTTGT